TCGAAGTGCTGGCCCTCGATCTCGACCGCGTCGGTTTCGCTCAGCGTCCGGGTCAGCTCGTCGAACCGCAGCCAGACGCTTTGTGTCGCCTCGCCCGCGCGGCTGCCCGCCACCACCGGTTCGCGCCCGATCCGTGCCCGGACCGAGGCGGAGCGCCAGCCCAGCGCCAGCCAGGGGCCGGGCACGCGGGTCTGCCCGTCATCCACGCTCGGCCCGCGCCGCAACAGCAGCACCCGGCGGTCAAGCCGCCCGGTGCGGATCAGCGCGGTCATCGGTCAGGCCGGAAGGTTCAGGGCCGAAGGATCAGACTTCGCCGATCACCACCAGCGTGCCGGTCACCGCCGAGCCCGCGCCGCTGTTGGCCAGCTGGAGGATATCGCCGGTCCCGGCGGTCACCGTCCAGCCCGCGGCGGAGGGATTGGCCAGCGCCATGCACCCACCCGGCGGCACCGCAAAGCTCTGCGCCGCCGCACCGAAGCCCAGCAGCACCGCGTTGGCATCGCCGCCCACCACCACATTGTTGGTGTTGGTGGCATCGGCAATCACCAGCACCGCCTTGATCGCGGTGAACACCAGCGCATTGCCAAGCCGGTCGGTCAGCGAACCGGACAGATCGACATCGAGGCTGCCCGAAGCGGCAATGCTGAATTCGTCGATATAGACCGCATTGCCCTGGTTGAGCCCGGTGCCATTGGCGAAATCGATCGTCAGCCCTTCGGCAACCGGCAGGCTGGCCACGCCGCCATCCCCGCTGCTGGAAAGGCTGCCGCGGATCCGGGCGAGGAATTCAAGCGCGATGGTCATGGTTCGGGTCCTTTGTCTGCAAGGGAAAGGTCAGGCGGCGATCCACAGCGGCCGGAACGGTTCCAGCGCCTGCATCACCCCTTCGGGAACATCGTTGTTGGTGCGATCGTCGAACCAGCGCGCCGCCAGCGTCAGCACCGCACCTTTCAGCGCGGGCGGCAGCGTCGCGGCGGTATGGCCGGCGGTGAACTGGATCTGGACCACGTTGACCGCCTCGAGCACCTCGGGCCAGGTCGCATCGGCGTTGCGCACGATCCATTGCGGGCTGCTGACCAGGTCGAGCGTGTAAAGCGCCGGATCGACCTGCTGCGGCGCCCCGGCGCTGTCGACATAGGTAAAGCCCGCCGCGGCCAGCGCCGTCACCGGCCCGCGCGGCAGCTCGATCGTGTCGCTGAAGCAATCCAGCGTCAGCCGCCAGACCTGTTCGCCCAGCACCAGCCCGGTCATGCTTTCGACCTTGGCCACCGCCGCGGCCAGGATCGTCGCCATGGTCGCGTCCTGGCTGCTGCCTTCGACCCGCGCCCAGTCCTTGGCCTCGGCCAGGGAAACCGCGGGCGTGGCCGCCGGGGTGATCAGGCTCAGGCCCACTTAGCGCACTCCTGTCGAAACCGGCGGCACCCGCGTGCCCGAAGAAACCTGCGGCCCGCGCCGCCCCGAAGAAACCGCCGCCGCCCGCTTGCTCGGCGTGGCGGTGCTAATGCCAACCGTGGACCGGCGTGGGGCAATAATCTCTGCGCTGGAAAGCGCCGCGCTATCGCTGCCTGTTTCGCTCGCGTTCAAACCACCCTGGATCAGGATCAGCCCGGCAAATCCGGCACTGTCAGATCCGCTTTCGCTTGCCGCCAGGCCGCCCCGGATCGCAACAGCGCCAGCCAGGCTGGCACTGTCCGATCCGGTTTCGCTCGCCGCCAGCGCCCCGGTAACCGGCGCCGTGGCACCATCACCCAGGAACGAAGCCGTATCGGCTCCGCTTTCGCTCGCCGCCAGCGTTCCGCTGACCAGCACATCGCCGGTCATCGCCGCCGTATCGGCCCCGCTCTCGCTCGCCGCCAGGGTGCCGCTGACCAGCACATCGCCGGTCATCGCCGTCGTATCGGCCCCGCTTTCGCTCGCCGCCAGGGTGCCGCTGACCAGCACATCGCCGGTCATCGCCGCCGTATCGGCTCCGCTTTCGCTCGCCGCCAGCGTTCCGCTGACCGGCACATCGCCGGTCATCGCCGCCGTATCGGCCCCGCTTTCGCTCGCCGCCAGCGTGCCACTGACCAGCACATCGCCGGTCATCGCCGCCGTATCGGCTCCGCTTTCGCTCGCCGCCAGCGTTCCGGTAATTCCGCTGTCGCTGACCGTTCCGGCCAGGCTGGCACTGTCTGATCCGCTTTCGCTCGCCGCCAGCGTGCCATTGATCAGCACTCCGCCGGCCAGCGCCGCCGTGTCGCTGCCGCTTTCACTTGCCGAAACAGTGCCAGTCGCGACGATATAGGGCCGCAGCGCGATGGTTACGGCGGTCCACGATCCGGTGTTCGTGCTGGTCGATCCGCCGAACGCGGCGGGATCATAGCTGCCCGAAGTCCAGCCGGTGTAGATCGCCGTGCCGACATTGCAGTCGTTGGTGGTGCTGGTGATCGTTGCCGATCGGAAATGGTTTGTCGTGCCCGACATGCCCGCCGGGTTGGTAAACACCGCGCCCGCTGCCACGCCCGCCACGGCGCAGGCCAGGATCCAGGTGCCCGGCGTCTGCGGGGTGATAGCGGCGGCGTTGGCCACCCCGGTGTTGATGCCCCCGGTGGTGACCGCCGTCACATCCAGCGGGGTGACCGGATTCACCCCGCGAAAGGCGTGGATCGTTACCGCACAACCCGCAGTTGTGGCATTGCTTGCCGGAATGCTGACGCTGGCGTCAGGGCTTGCGCCCATGAACTTGTATTGAACCTGCTGGTTCGCGTCGTTGCTGTCGTTCTGGTATAGGTCGGTGTGGATCGCGGTATAGCCGCTGGCCAGCATTTGCGCCTGGGTGCGATCAACCGTAGTGCCAAGGCCATAGTTGATGATGACAAGATCGCCCTCCAGCAGCGTCGCCGAAGCGCCGCTGCTGTCGAGCAGATCGGTCAGCGAACAGGACTGCGCACTTGTTGCCGCATGCGTGAACGTCTTGCTGCCGACGAAGGAAATCGCCATCGGCTAGATCACCTGATCAGGCGTGAGTGATCGTGCCCGAGGTCAGGCTGACAGTCTGGCCGGCCGTGATCGAGGTGCTATCCAGAACGATATCGGTGCCGCTGGTGCCAACCGTCAGGCCAGAAATCACCGTAGTGTCGGCGCTGTCGGTAACGATCGCATTGGCGGCCGTGCCGGTAGCATCGGCGGCGGTATCCTGCACCGCCGGGCTGAAATCGAAGGTCAGCACCCCCGAAGCCGCCGTGCCGCACGGATCGGCAAGGGTCAGCGTGGCCAGAACGACATTGCCTGAATCGCGGATCTTGATCTTGCCAGGGCTGGCCCCTGCATCGATCTGATCGATGATCGCCTGCATCCGGGCGGTCTTGGCGGCAGTGGAATAGGTAACAGCCATAAGTCAGTCCTTCATCAAAACCGCATCAATCGGTCGCGCGATCATGCCCCCCGCTTCGCCTTGGCGGCGGGTTTCCCGGCAGGTTCGGGCTCGGCAATTTCGACTGCGCCATCAGCCAGGGCCGATTCAAGATCGCTGTCGGAAAGGTCGGCCAGCTGGCCGGGGAGACCATGAATTCTCCCCGGACCAGCCTTGACCGGTCCGCTTTTCAGGAAGCGAACCAGCATCTTACGATGCCGCGCACTTCAGAAGCTTGATCGCTTCCGAATTCTGCACGATCCCGCCGACGCGCTTGGTGCTGTAGAACCCGACATAGGGCTTGTTGCTGTACGGATCGCGCAGTATCCGGGTGCCCATCCGATCGACGATCAGATAGCCGGTGCCGAAGTTGCCGAAGGCCAGCGGGAAGGTGCTGGCCCCCACCGCGGGCATGTCTTCGGCTTCGACCACCGGATAACCCAGGAACGAACCCGGCGTGCCGGCCTGCAGCGAAGGCTGCCAGAGATAGGCATTGTCGCTGGTCTTGACCTTGCGCAGCTCGCCCAGGATGGTCTTGCTGCACATCCACACCGCGCCAGTGCGGTAACCCGCCTTCAGCGAGGTGACGATGTCGATGTATTTGTCGGCATAGGTCGCCGCAGCCGGCAGCGCGGCGGAAGTGCCTGAAGCAACATATTGCAAAACGCCCCAGGCACGGGCATCATCCGCAGTCGAAACCGGGGCGCCGGTCAGAAAGCCAGTCGGGCGATTGGTGCCGTTGCCGGAAATGAAGGCCGCACCTTCAGCACGCGCAAACTCTTCGGCAACTTCGGCTGCCAGCCAGTTCTCCGCGTCGAAGAACGCATCGTCGAGCATCACCTGGGTAGCCTGTGGGTTGGCATAAAGCTCGCCCATGGTCGGAACGATCTCGGCCAGCTTCGGGGTGTTGGTGGCGGGGCGGGCATCCGCTTCGCCGACCCAGCCCGAAGAGGTACCGCCAACGCTGGCCAGCTTGCGATAGCCAGCGCTGCCGATCGTCCGCACCGTCGCCACCTGGCGCATGGGCGAAATATCAACCAGCTTCTTGACGATATCGCGGTCAAGCTCCTCAGGCACCGCATAGCCGCCATCGGCGGCGGTGGTGATGTTCAGCGCCTTGGCTTCCAGTGCCGAAAGCTCGCTTTCGCCCACGCCCTTGCGCATCCAGCTGCCGAAAGCCGCCTTGTGTTCTTTCTGTTCCGCAGTCAGATCGCTGGCGCCGGCGCCCGGGCGGTTGGCCTTGGCTTCGATCGCCTTCAACTGGTCGCCGAACTTGTTGAGCGCCTCATTGATCCGCGAGGTCTTTTCCTCGATCAACGGATCGGCGGTACCCTTGACCAGTTCGGCCAGGCGCGCATCGTTGGTGGCCTTGAATTCCTCGAAGGCCTTGCCCTGGGCCTCGATAAGGCCCTTCACTTCGGTGAAATCGCTCATTGTTCTGTTCCTTCAGTTCTTGAAAAGCGCGGCGTTGCGCCGCAGGATTTCCGCCACTTCAGCAAGATCGCCGCTGTCGTCCCGACGCAGCGACTTGAATCCATCCGATGCCAGGCGTTTGGCTTCGGCGGCAGAGAACCCCCCTTCGTCCCGAAGGAAGTCCTCGAATTCGCGAATGGTGCCGATCGACTTGACCTGGCCGACGCGGGCCTTTTCGTTCGCCGGGCGGCCGACCAGCGAAACCTCGATCAGATCTACCGACTTGAGCAGCCGGCGCGGATCCTCGGGACGCTGGCGCATCTGGAATTCGATCGGCCGATAGCCGATCGAAAGCCCGTCGATCGCGCCGGCCTTGGCCGCCTTCCAGCTGTCGATGCCCAGCGCGGTGGTCAGGAACTCACCCTCCACCTTCAGCCCGTGCCCATCTTCCGCCATGCTCTTCCAGACGCCGATCGGCAGGGGGCTTGTGCCGTGCTCAAGCAACATCTGCGGCATGGTTCCAGCGGCCTTGTGCGCCGCCAGCGATGCTGCAAAGGCACCAGGGGCGATCACGTCACCATAGGCATCGACATTGCCGAACACAGCGCCGTAACCTGACAGGGTCATGGCATCGCCATCGCCGCTGAACTTCAGTTCAGCCGCATCAATCCGCATCACTTCCATTGCTGTCACCCTTGGCCCTGGGCTGGCTTTGGCCCGTAGAGATTTGCCGCAGGATGCGGCACGTCGAATTCAGGATCGTCGATCCGGTCCATGTCCTCGGCGATTCGCACCTCGTTGCGGCTGACCACCGCGTTCTGCAGCAGGATCTGGTGAAACTCGGCCCGCTCCTTGGCGGTGCCGCGCATCAGCGCCTTGGCTTCAAGCTTGATGTAGAGCCCGCTCTTGCGCTCAGCGCTGGTCAGCAGCGCCAGTTCGGCCGATTGCTCGATCCGCTCGTACCAGGGCATCAGGGTGTGGACGACATGCGCCAGAAACATCTGCTCGACGCTGGCATAGGCCGCCGCCTGATCGTGCAGCTGAACCATGATCGGGTTGACCCGAAAGAATGCGCAGATTTCCCGGGCCGCTGCCTTGGCGGTATCGTTGTACTGCGCATCCTCGCTCGAATAGCTCAGCTTTTCGAACTTGAGCCCGCCCAGCAGGACCGCGGTCTTCATCGCGTTGCCAGAGCCGGACATCGAGGCATTCCACTGGTCGCGGATCTTGATCAGCGAATCCGGCGTAGCGTCACCCGGCGCCACCAGCGCTCCGCCGGGCCGCGCCCCGTTCTTGAACAGCGCGCTGCCGAATTCCTCTGTCGCCATCTTCAGCCCGACCGCGTTTCGCGCCAGGCTCAGCAGGTTAAGGCCTTCCCAGGCGTTCCAGCTCGGCCCGCGAAAGTGCCAGATCCGGTCGGCCGGCACCGGAACCTGCTGACCTCTTTCCAGCCTGATCTTGTAGGACAGCGTGCCATCGGGCCAGCGCGTCACCGTCACCGCGCCCGGATCATAGGGCAGCAGCTCCAGAATTTCGCCGGTGCTCGAACGGTTGATGAAGACAAAGGCGTTGCCGGTCAGCGCGGCATGCATGATCATCGTTTCGCGAAATTCGAAACTGGTCTGCACCGGATTCGGGCGGCGGTGCAGCAGCTCGAACAGCGGATTGTCGCGCGCCTCGGCGCGACCGCCCTTGGCATCGCGCCGATAAAGTTTGCACGGCACCTGCGCCACGCCCTCTCCCAGGACCCGAACACAGCCAAGCACCGTCGAAACCTTCAGCGCCTCTGTCAGGTTCACCACCTGACCGGAAAGCGCGGTGGTGGCGGCAGCGGCAATATCCGCCCGGATTTCTTCCGGCGTGGCCTTGCGCTCGATCGATGCCGGCAGAACGCCCAGCATCGACCACGCGCGCTCGATCAACCCCATCAGAGCACCATCACCTCTGGTTCAACCCGAGCAACCCCAGCCACTGGCCCCAGCTCCATCAGCTTGACCGCACAGAACAGGGCGATCAGCGGATCGATCTTGGCCGAACCCGCCACTTCCTTGTCGATCGCCACGGCATTGCCTTTCTGCACGGCCTTGGCGTTGCTCACGCACCAGGCCATCATCTCCGATCCGCCGTGTACCAGCAGACCATCGTGCAACTTGAATTCGGCGGTATGGATCGCGCCGGTCAGCGCCACCCCCTGCCTCACCGGCTCGATCTGGCCCAGCCTGATCATCCGCCCCGTCGCCGGGTCTACCTCGTGGCTGCGAAAGCCCCTGGCGTTCAGCCCGTCGATCAGCGCGCCGATGTCCGAAGGGTCAACCCCGATCGCGTTTTCGTTCGGCAGCAGCCCAGATTCCCGAATCTCGACCAGCAGTTCTGCCACTGCCGCGACGATCTCCTGCGTGGTATCAACCAGCCCCAGGTCACCCTGGACGACAAAATCCTGCAGCCGCGAAGCCACTGCCTTGTGCCGTTCCAGCACCACCGGCAGGCCCCAGGCCCTGGTCCAGCACAGCCACCGCTCGCTGCCCCGCTCGCGCCCGACCACCGCCAGCCCGAACAGGTCCCCCAGTCCGCCACCATCGATCCCGACAGTGACAACCTCCGAGCGCCGCAGCAGCTCGGCCAGGCTCAGCCCGTTTTCGACATTGTCCAGCCAGTAATCCGCCCCGGCCCAGCGATCGCGGCGCAGACGCAGCCCGATCTCGACATTCAGGTGCTTGGCCAGGAATATCTGCAGCCCTTCACCTTCTCCCGACTGTTCCTTGGCCAGCTCCGAGGCGAGCCATTCCCTGGTCACCGAACGCCCGATCATCGGGTTGGTCAGATAGAACATGTCCGGATCGAGATAGGCTTCGGCCTCGATCAGCGATTCCGGCCACTCGAACAGCACGGCCAGGCTGCTCGGATCATGAATAACGCCGTCGCGGACATCACGGAAATAGGCCAGCTTGGTCTTGTAGACCCCGCACGGCGGTTCGTCCGAGTGAGTCGTGATGTAAAGCACAAACCCTTCCGGGCGCGACGCCAGCCCCCCGGTTGCCTCACGCAGCATCGCCGCACTCTTGGGCTTCTTGCCGAACAGCCACAGCTCCTCGACCAGCACCATGCCGGCCTTCTTGCCTGCGGCGGTATCGCTGTCGGCGGCCACCACCGAAAGCACCGCGCCAGTGTCAAGGTGCCTGATCTGGCGTTGATGCTCGATCACCTTGAGGATGATCTGCAGTTCGGGGTCCGCCCGGACCATTCCCATCGCCGGGCCAAAGCTGTTGTTCGCCACTTCCAGCGTTGGCGCCAGGATCATCAGCTCGGCATTGTCGCGCCAGTTGATGATCAGCGCCGCCACCATGATACCAGCGGCCAGGGTCGACTTGATGTTCTTCTTGCTGATCAGCAGCAGGAACTCGCGGATCAACCGCTTGCCGCTGATGGGGTCTTCCGCCCCGAAGATTGCCGCCACCAGGTCAAGCAGGCGCTGGTCGCAGCACTCACCCAGGGTCGGCCAGGTGCCGTCGGGCTTGCGCGGCAGGTCGGTCACCTGAAGCGACTTGAAAACCCCCAGCCCCTCATCGGCCTTGGCCGGAAACAGCGGAGCAATCGGCACCAGGGTGGCGCCCGCAACGATCCGCTCCTCCCAGTCAGGGCAGGCAGTAGACCACTCCATCCCGGTTCTAGTTCAGCAAGGTTGCCTGCGGAGGCGGCGTCCGCCGCGCAAACCGGCCCTGCGCCTGGCTGGCCGCGGCCTTTGCCGCCTCCTTCTTGCCCATGGCTACGGCCTTGGGCTCGGCGGGGCGGCTCTTGACCGCGGCATTTGTCACCGCGACCCGCTCGGCCTGGACCATTCCGGCCAGCGCCTTTTCAGCCGCGACATTCCCCTTGGCCGCCTCGCGGTTGAGCCGCTCGAGCTGCACCGCCCTCAGCTTGATCGCGGCATGCCGCCGTTTTTCGCACTCGTTAAAATAATGCTTGTACAGCGTGGGCACCGAAACCCCGATAGCCGCCGCGGCCACTTTCACATCATGGCCACAGGCGAACAACAGGCTGATTCGGTTGGAATTTTCCAAGGTCCAGACGTGCGCAGGCCGTCCCTTCCCCTCCCGAGACAAGCACACCGCTTCCCCGAACAGGTCCAAAATCACCCCACCCAAGAAAAAACTCTCCGACTGTTAGGGGCGGCGGTTTCAGGGGTTGGGTGTTGGGGACTTTTGACCACCCCCTCCCTACGCCATCCCGAACCTTTGCCGCTTGCGTTGCTCTGTCTTGGCTCCGTGACAGCTCGGGCAGAGCCATTCGGTGTTTGCCGAATCGAGCGGAGCCCCGCCATCGCGCAGCTCCACCACGTGATCGAGGATCAGCCGCCCCGAAGCCCCGCACTTGCCGCAGCCCTTGCGATAGTCCGCATCCATGCGCCGCCTGGCCTTGAGCGCCTTCCACTCGGCCGAGCGATAGTCGAACCCGCCGAACCCGATCGCCTGCTTGGGCCGCGCCGCAAGCCTGGGCGGCGAGGATGCCAGCCTTGGCCGACTGGAAACGAGCCTGACCATGTTTGCAAATCCTGCGCCGACGAGCCGCCCGGGGTGACCGCGTAAGGCGGACCGCGCTGCCCCGAACGCACTGCTCGCCGACTGTATCGATTCATAGGCGCTTGAACCTGGGCAAACGAAGCCCCTTTATTTTCACCCTCCAAGTGGGCAATGCTTGACAAGCTGCCCGCGCGGTTTCCCTGCCCTTTTGCCGGATAGACGTGCACATGACGCCGGATCAGGCCGCAGCCGCGCCGCATTCCCACACCGCAATCCGGATCGCGACACAGCGCAGGCAGGCCTCATAGCGCATCCGCAGCGCATCGCTGGTCGCATCGCACCGCGCCGTGCCCCAGGCCTTGCCATAGAGCCGCGCACCCACGTCCTCCCACCTGAACCCGCCCGGCATCCGCCCGGCCTTGGCCGCGATCACCGTCATGAACAGCCGCCCGTGCACCCAGGGCACCGCCTCGGCATAGCACAGCTGCGCCCACCAGGCACGGCGGCACCGCTCGTACTCGCGGCGCGAAAGCTGCAGGCGCGGCGCCGCATCGGCATCAGCATAGTCCGCCTGCAAGTCCTTGACGATCTCGGGCCACCAGCTCTTGCTGCCCGATCGCTGCCAGCCCTTCTCCCGGTCCGGCATCCGCAGCAACAGCCGCCAGGCCTCGATCATAGTCTCCTCGCCCAGCGCCAGCATCGGATCAGACCTGCTCATAACCCGCATTCCTTCACAAAAACGGCGGAAAACTGCGAAACTGCCTTCCGCCTTCCATTTTCGAAACTGCCCTGTTTTGCCCTCTTGGAAGGGTAATTCCCATAATCTTTTCAATAAGATGATAGGAGAATGGAAGGGATGGAAGGGAAAATGGGGTAAGTCCCACGTAGATTATCGTTTTTTCTCTCGTGCGGGACTTGTCCCATTTTCCCTTCCACCCTTCCGAAACACAAATAACCGCTTGAAACGCGGTCTTTTTCTTCCTTCCGACAGGCCATTTTCGCACCCTTCCGCGATCAGGAGGGCGGAAGGCAAACCGGTGCAGAAATGGCGGATTGCCGCGCCTCTGCGATTTCCGGCATGGATGATGCATGACCATCATTCCTCGCCCCAATCGGGCCAGTCATCGGTGGTGTCATCCCCCGAACCCCCGCCGGGTTCAGCGGCATCCGGCTCCGATGCGGATGGCAGGAAGGGCCATTCGCCGCGCTTGACCGCGTCGAGGTAGACGCCTTCGCGCGGTCGCACGCCCAGCCACTTCATCCCGTCGCTCTGCTTCTGGACAAACCCCTTGCCGTCCAGCGCGGTCTTGAACGCCTTGACGTGCAGCGTCGCGCCGCCGCTGGCTTCGGCCCAGGCCTGATACAGCTGGTGCAGTTCGCCCGCGCCGCAGCGCACGGTTTCGCCCACCTCGCACAGCGTCGAAAGGAACCGGCCCACATCGTCGCTCGATTCGCGATAGGACCGCGTGGCCAGGCGCACTTCCTCGGGCACGATCAGCCCGTTGGCCACCCAGTCGATCAGCCCTTCGAGCAGCCGGTTGAGCAGCCCCGATGCCTCGGCGCGCAGTTTCTCGCCCAGCTTGCGGTCCACCGCGTCCTCGGCGATCTGGACGTTCCACGGCACCAGCTGCATGCGCCGCCAGATCCCGTCGCTGTCATCCTTGATCTTGGGGCGGTGGTTACCGCTGATGGTCATCTTGAAGCT